ATATATAACGAAATGTTATTATATATAACGAAATGTTATTATATATAACGAAATGTTATTATATATAACGAAATGTTATATATAATAATATAAAAAAATTTATATTTAATGAAATTCAACATTTGTAATAATAAATTCTTTTTTTATTGATTTTGATGCGTTGCTTGAAAGTTCTTCACGTTTTTTTCGAGTTTTATTTAAATTATTTGAATTATTTGAATTATTTGAATTATTTGAATTATTTGAATTACTAGAAGAATAAGAATCATTACTTTCTAATGATGTTGTAGATGTATTTGAATTCAATGATGAGTTTTTTACTTTTGCCGAAGTATTTCTTAAATTCATATCATTTTCAATAATTTTATAATTTGCTTCAATATAATCTAATATTTTATTTTCAATACACCATTTAAAAAAATTCAATTGTCCTAATGTAGTTTGAATACAAGTTTCATTTTTATATGGAACATTTATTCTCTCCCATCTACAAAATGGGTCAAATTTTTTTTTACTATATGCTTTTAACTTTAATTTATAATCATTATAAACTTTAACTCTTTCATTATTATCTAATTCATATACAATATAATTTTTTTTTGAATAATTTGTAACAAACCAATCAACAATTCTAAGTGATATTTTTGATGTTCCATTTATAATATTTATCATTTTATCAAAATTGTTATTACTATTGTAAAATTGTAATAATTTTTCTAATAGCAACTCACTTTGCGTATCAAAATTTGTAGACATATAAATATTATTTGTTTAATTATAAGTAATTAAAAGTGTTTAAATTATAATTTTACTAATATATAAAAACTAATCATAATAATAATTTAATAGTATAAATATTATTATGAATAATGAAGAATATAAAGTATATATTGATAAACTAACAGAAAAAGTTGTTAAAAATAATATATCAAATATTGTATATAATAATATTACACAAAAATTTGTGATTTATTTAAAAAATTATGAATTCATTAACGATTTAAATGATGATGATAAGTATTATTTAAAATACAATTTAAAATATAATTTAAAAGATTATATTACTAAATATTACAATTTTCAGAGTAAATTATAAAATATAGAGAATTATTATTTAGGTAATTTTGCTAATACTTGTAATAGTACGTAAAATGCACTAGCAAACATTATGCTATTAAATATAAAACCATATAAATTTGGATTGCCATCATCTTTAAATAAATATGGAAAAAAATTTTTACTATGTTTTTTAACTGCTGGTAATTGAAATAAAAAATATAATAGTGCTATTATTATAGGTAATTTCATTTCATTAAATAAAGTATCATAAAAGTTTTCGGCAATCATTTTTTTATTATTTTCTTCTATTACTTTTTGTGGAGTTTCATAATTTTTAATATAATTTTCTTCAACTTGTGGAGGTGGTATATAATTTGGTTGTGTTTGAGTATCATTAACTACTTTTACAGGATCAATTGGTATATCACGCGATGGTAAAGCAGTTGTTCCATTTGCTGCCGCTTTTTGAATTTGACTTATTAATTCATTATAGTTTGGTGGTTGTTGTTGAATTTGATTTTGAACATTATTTCCCATAATTCCTTGATTTTGTAACATAGGATTTTGTGTTGAATATCCACCATTTGGTATTAAATTATTCATTGTAGACATTTGATTATTTGATTGTGATATTATTTCATTTTTACTTAAAACAATATTTTGTGGTTGTTGTTGCATCATATATTCTTGGTGAACATTATTATTTTGTATATTAGAACGAGGAAGTTCATTTAATGATGTTATTCCTGAAGAAGACATTTTAAAGTAATATAGTTTCCTAAATATTTAATATATTTAAAACGCAATATATAATATTATTATGTAATAGTACTATATATTTAATTAATTTTACAATTAATCTACTTCTTCCATTTGTGATTTTTCATCTTCGGGTTCATCTTCATCTTCATGTTCATCTTCAGGTTTATCTTCAACTTCTTCATCTTTTGTTTCATCTAACGAAAGACCTAACTTGATCATATTATTAATACGATTAACAAATGTTGCCGGTTCTTCAATATTAAAACCACTAGCAATAAGAGAAGACTCAAAAATTAAATTTACAAGATCTTTTAATGTACTACTATTTTCATCTTTTGTATGTTGCTCTTTCAGTGATTTAATAATAATATGATGTGGATTAATTTCCATTGTTTTTTTAGACATCATATATGAACTCGCATTGGAATTATGAAGTGCTTGTGCTTTCATAATTCTTTCCATATTTGCCGACCATCCAAAGTCGCCAGTAACTAATACACAAGGCGAATCAACAACACGTTCGCTCAATACAACTTTATCAACTTTATCTCCTAAAATATTTTTAATTTTGCTAGTTAATGGTTTAAATTCTTCTATACATAGTTCCCACTTCTTTTTGTCTTCTTCGCTTTCATCAAATTTTAATCCTTCTTTTGTAACACAAACCACCGATTTACCATCAAATTCTTTTAATTGTTGCATACAATATTCATCAATTGGATCTGTCATAAATAATACTTCATAATTTCGCTTTTTGCACTTTTCAATAAATGGAGAATTTTCTACAGATTTTCGTGATTCTCCAGTAATATAATAAATATCTTTTTGTGACTCGGGCATAGCATTTACATAGTCTTTAAACGAAACCATTTTTTTATTAGATTTTGTACTATAAAACATTAATAACTCAGCTAATTTTTCACGATTAGAAGTATCTTCATGAATACCTAGTTTAATATTTTTGCTAAATTGCTCATAAAATTTCATAAAATCTTCTTCATTTTCTTTAATTTCAGAAAATAGTTCTAAACATTTTTTGATAATATTTTTTCTAATTACTTTAAGAATTTTATTTTGCTGTAGCATTTCACGTGAAATATTAAGAGGCAAGTCTTCTGAATCTACTACTCCTTTTACAAACCCTAACCAATCTGGAATTAAATCTTCACAATTATCTGTAATAAATACACGACGTACATATAATTTAATATTTCCTGTTTTTTTTGATTTAGATTCAAAAAGATCCATGGGTGCGCGTTTTGGAACAAATAAAAGTGATGTAAATTCTAATTGACCTTCTACTGAAAAATGTTTTACAGCAAGATGTTCTTCCCAATCATTGGTTAATGATTTATAAAACAAGGCATATTCTTCGCTAGTAATTTCTTCAGGTTTTTTTGACCAAATAGGTTTTTGCTTATTTAATAATTCAAATTCATGTACTAGTTGCGTAACCATTTTTTTAGTTTTGCCTTGTTTTTCTTGCTCATTTTTATTTTCTTCTACTTCTTCAATCTTTGGTTCATCTGTTTCTTCTGTTTCTACTTCTTCTTTTTCTTCTGTTTCTTCTTCTTCTTCTGTTTCTTCTTCTTTTAATACGCTTTTTTCTACATAAAGACTAATTGGATAATTAATAAATTCCGAGTGTTTTTTGATTAAATCTTTAATGCGTTGTTCCTCTAAATATTCTAATTGATCATCTTTTAAAAAGCATGTAATTTTTGTACCGCGTCCAAGTTTTTCATCACTTTCATCCTTTTTAACAGTAAATGAACCTCCGGCATTAGATTCCCACACATATTGCTCATCATCATTGTTTTTAGAAGTTACAACAACACGTTCAGCTACTAAATATGCCGAGTAAAACCCTACACCAAACTGCCCAATCATATTAATATCTCCCTGCGTTTTCATTGCCTCCATAAACCCCTTTGTTCCTGACTGAGCAATGGTTCCAAGATTTGTAATCATATCTGATTTAGTCATACCAATGCCCGTGTCTAAAATTGTTAATGTTTTATTTAGTTTGTCTGGAATAATTTGAATAATTAAGTCAGCATTAGTGTCTAATACACTTTTATTTGTAAGAGAATGATGTCTGATCTTATCTAACGCATCTGATGAATTAGAAATTAATTCACGAAGAAAAATGTCTTTATTAGAATAAAATGTATTAATAATAAGAGACATTAGCTGATTAATTTCAGCCTGAAAAGCAAATGTTTCTACTTGTGTATCCATTATATATTTTATATATACATAATGGTTTTAAATAGTTTAAATATATATTTTTTAATGAAATATATATTTTATTAAATTTATATATTTTGTACTATATTATTCATCTTCTTTACGTTCTTTAAAATAATTATAAATTTCATCTTTGAATTCTTTAGAAAAAGTGTTGGTGGGAATTATTATTCCACTTGAATCATATGTTATATGTGTTAATGGACTAAAATGAAATTTCATTAAAATTTTCCATCGTTCTGTATATTTACGATTTATTTTAGAACCATGATAATAATGCCGTATTACTCCAGGAGTATATCCTAATCTTAATTTAGATGCCAATTTTTGATATATTAACATGCTATTATTATAATCTGTGTGGTAGTTAACATTATTTATTGAACTACATTTATTGATTAAAGACATAGCAATTATACTATCTCCTGAACCTAATATTGCTTTATCATAAAGCCCGTTTATTTTTTCATATGCTTTTCTTGTTATTGCCCAAGCATAACCAGGATGCCAATAGTCTGTTCCTTTTGTTGTATAGTTTTTTTGTTTTTCAAAACAATAACCAAAACTATTAAATATGTTTAAATTATTTTTTTCTTGATCCATGTCAATACAATGACTAAATATTTGAACTACGTCTTTGTAGCCATTTAAAATTTTTAATGTATCTAATGCCCAAGTAGAACTATCAAATTCAATGTCGGCATCTATCCAAGCAAACGCTTTATAATTTTTAGGTAACAAATATTTTACTCCTAAATTTATCATATTTTCTTTATGCCATAATGGAACTTCTGTTTTTAATTGTAAATGATGCTTGTTATTTTTATTAGTAATTATAAATTTTTGGTCTCCATATACAAGTTCTACAATAAATAACTTGACATGCTCTTCTTCTTCTTCTATTCGTTTAACAAATTCTTTTAATAATATATATCTTTTTGCGTACAAACAAGGATTTGATATAACAATAATTACATTCAATTTTTCTTCTATTGGATTATTATTAGCAATTGCCATTTTTGTAGAATTTATTATATATTCAATATTATCAATTTCAATATTATTAATAATTGTCATATTATATAATTAGTGTTCAAATATTTATATATATTTAATTAAATCTTATTTATTTATAAATTTAATTAAATATATATATAAATAGTTAAAATAGTAAAATAGTTAAAATAGTTATAAAATAGTTAAAATAGTAAAATAGTTAAAATAGTAAAAATAGTAAAATAGTTAAAAATAGTAAAATAGTTAAAATAGTAAAATAGTTAAAATAGTAAAATAGTAAAATAGTTAAAATAGTTAAATATAATATTACATAAAATTTGTTGAATATTCTAATGTTTTACTTTTTGAACCACAAGGTATATTTTCTTCTACTAAAGTATAACATTTTGTTTTTTCACTGTCACTAGCAAATATTTTGTCTCGTAGTTCATTATGTTTTGGACCAATAAATTTATAACAATCTCTGGAATTACATACTTGTCTAAAAATTGTGGATAAACCTAAACCCAATAATACAGACAATATAATTTTTCCTATATTTGTATGTAATAAATTTTTTAAAATATTATTAATCATATTTTTTATATATTATTTATATATATTATATATATTATATAATATATAATATATAATAAGCAGTTAATAATAAGTATATATATTGTTAATTTACACAGGCAATAGGTTTATTTTATTTTTATCGCTAGGACATTTTACGTCTTTTATTTTATAATTGAAGCAATTTTCACTTTCATCTTTATATTCTATTTTATCTATATTATGAGGTGTTGGATATACTTCCACTTTTCTATTATAATCAAAACAATATATATATATTAAACCTAGTAAAAATGTAATTAAAAAGATGCTAACATTTATATATTTTGTTGCATTATTGAATTTTTGCTGTATATTTGTAAAAAAATTACTCATTTAAGTTATACTTAATATAACATAATACTTTTTATGTTACATATAAAATTCTATGATTTATTTTTTACTATTTAATTCTATTATTAAATCTTCTAAATTATAATTATTTTGATAAAATATAAATTGATCATGTTCATTTTTTTCTATATGCGATGATTTGTATTTTAATTTCATTAATTCGTTACCTAATATTGAAAGTTTGCTATTATGTATTTCGACTGCGGTTTTCAAGTAACTTATTTCTCCTGAAGATTTGAATAGTTCTACTGCGTCACTATATTGTTTTTTATTAATTTCAAAATCTTGTATTTTTTCTTGTATTAATAATTTTAATTCTTCATTATGTGTTATTGAATTATATAAATTGACTAAATTGTTATAACTTTCTTGACTATTATTTAATTGATGTTTCAAAGTTTCAAATAATTCAACTGCTTTTTCTTCTTCAATATAGTTAAAAAGAAAATCTAATTTTGTAGTTATAATATTCTTTTTATAATTTTCTAAATCTTTGTGCGCTGTTATTAATTTTTCAGTAACTTGTGCAAATTTTTTTCGTTGTATTACTATATCTAATTTACATGGGCTAGAAGTATTACCACACGTTACCCGCAATAATTCGGGCATTTCTGTGAAAATTGTTCCGCCATCTTGTTTACAATTAACACATTTTGGTTTATATTTTGCTAATATTTGTTTTTTTTGGTCATAATCTTTACCATATTCACCTAATAATTCGTTTATTTTTTTTTGTTTTAGCAACATATATTTATTTTTTAATTTATAATATTCTTCTAATTCTTCATAATAATTAGTTAATGGAATGGATGTCATAAACAAACTTATATTTTAATAATATATTTAATTTTTTTATTATGAATTTTTTATTATGAAT